GTCTTTGAAGAACCAGTTGTAGAGATAATAGAGGAACCTATTTTTATAGAAGAAGAATTTGTAGAGGAGACTATTGTACTAGCTCCTGCTATGATAGAACCTGAGATAGTAGAAGAAGTTATAGAAGAACCTGCTGTTGAAGAAGTATTTGAAGAAATAGTTGAAGCACCTGTGGAGGAAGTAAATGAAACAGAAGTTGTCGAAGAAACAGAAAGAGATACAGAAGTGGGTGAAGATACAGGAGGAGCTGTCGAAACAGAATCAGCAGGAGTATCTGAGAGCACACAAGACAACAGTAGGAGTTTTGAAACCGAACTAACAATAGAAGAAATATCTATTAAAGTAGCAGACAAAATTAAAACAATAGATGGTCAGCTAAAAGCTACACAAATGATAGTAGCTAAAGTCATGGCTAAAGATAATAAAATATCTTCTTACTCAAAGGTAAACACAGATATATTTATACAACCTGAATTACAAAGTATTGATATAGGTACATACACTAATAGTAACTATGTTGATATTAGAAACATTTACCCAAACCAAAATTACGAGGACAGACTATGGACATCAAGACAATAGCAGGAATAATAGGACTAGTTATTACATTAGGTGGTTTGTTTGTTCAAGTTGGACAGATTTTAAACAGATTAGAGGTAGTTGAGTCTAGAACAGTTCCAGACATAACACCTTTAGAAAAAGAATTATCAATACTTAGAACAGAATTAGAGGGCTTAAAAGCTAGAAATAGTAATCCTTTAATGCGATGATAAAGATAATTAAGTTCTTATTAAGTAAGGTAAGAACGAAATATCTAAGACCTAAATTATCAGTCTTAGAGTTTATACTTATATTGGTTATGTCATATTACATCACTAGATGGATATATGCTTAAACTAATAGGAGATAACTATGAGTGCAAATATTCCCTACACAAAAAGGGAAATGCAAATCATCAAAGCAATCCATGCGATTGATCCCAAAGCAGAAATCAGCATTAAGTCTAGGATAAATAATAGACTTGACTATAAATATGGTGGTATAGTGTTCTTAAATTGTACACCAATAACTTGGGATGAAGTTATGGATAAGATTGATGAAGAAGAAAGAAGACCTTATTAATCGACCTGCCCATTATACCAAGGGCATAGAGACAATCGAATACATAAGATCATGGGATATGGACTATGTTCGTGGGAACATCGTAAAATACGTTACCCGATTCCCTTATAAAGGCACACCTATACAAGACTTAGAGAAAGCTAAGTGGTATCTCGAATATTTAATTAAACAGGAAAAAAACAAATGACCATACATAATAATGGTGGCAATCTTAGTAGGGTTGGTATCATACAAAGAGATGATGATGGCAATGCTTTACGTTGTCCTCATTGTAAGTCTGAGCATTTAATTAAGAATGGACATGATGGTACTGAAAGAAAAGTAAGAAGATGGAAGTGTAAGACTTGTGGAAAGAAAACATGTCATCCAGAAGTAATGAAAAACTATGAACTAGAAGAAAGAACAGAAACAGATTGGACTACAGAAGAACTAATTGATGCAAGAACGGAAGTCTTTAAAAGAAAAGATGCCAGAGAAAGAAAAGATAAATTTATAAATATAAAAATAAAAGACCCAAAACCTATAGGTCTTTACATACAAGGCGACCCTCATGTTGATGATGATGGTTGTGATTGGATATCACTTAGAAACCATATAGATATCGTTAATAAGACAGATGGTATGTATGCCTGTTCTGTTGGTGATTTGTCTAATAATTGGGCAAGACGTGGTAAGTTAGCAGGATTATGGGCAGACCAAACAACTAATGGCGAACAACAATGGCAGTTAGTAGAGTGGTTAGTCAATGCAACACCTTATATATTTATTGTTGCAGGTAACCATGATATGTGGGCTATGGAGGGCGATCCCATTAAATGGATGTGCAAACCATTAAAGTCTGTATATTCAGAACATAACGCAAGACTCAAAATCAAACTACCTAAACACGAAATAAAGGTAAATTGTTCTCATAATTTTAGAGGACATTCAATGTACAATACAGCTCATGGTATTGTTAAACACGCATTGTTCAATGCAAGAGACCACTTACTCATAGCAGGTCATACTCATGTATCAGGATATAGTCCTATCAAAGATGCTAACTCAGATAAGATTATGCATTGTGTACAGGTTGGCTCTTATAAGAAATACGATAACTTTGCAAGACAACTGAATCTTCCATGCAAAATGATGTCAGCTTGTGCTGTTGCAGTATTTAACACAGAATTAACAGAAGACCATCCAGACTTCATCAAGATATTTTGGGAAGTACAAGAGGGTGCTGATTATCTTAATTATCTAAGAAGTAAAAAATGAAACCAAAATTAGTAGTCATTAATTGGGAAGATGCAATCACCCCAACATCAGGGTGGACAAATATAAAAGAATTAGAAAGCACATTAGCTGACTGTATATCAATCGGATTAGTCGTAGATGAAAACGACAAAACTATAACAATTGTTAGTCACATCTCAGGAAGTGACACACAAGTAGATATAGATGGGAGTCTCGTATTGGATAAGTCTTGGATTAAATATAGAAAAGACTTACCTCTACCTAAAGAGACAATTAATAAATTAAAGATATGGTTATTGGAGAACGCAGATGCCCAGAAAGATAAGTAAAGAAGACGAACAAAAATTTATAGAATATTACCTAGAGGGTGAGACAGCAGGTAATGCAGCTCAATCAGCTAAGAAAGCAGGATGGACATCCAATCCAACACAAATGGGTTCATATCTTAAAAAGAAATATGCTCATGAAATCAGAGAGAAGAACGAAGACAGAATTACATCGACATCTGGACTAGCTATCACAGTCCTACAAGACTTACTTAGATCAGAACAAGATGCAGTCAGACTCAATACAGCAAAATTAGTTTTAGAGATGGGTGGTTTTAGTTCTCAGAATATAAATCTGAATGTAGATAAATCTACACAAAAGAGTGATGCTGAGTTAATTGAAGAATTACAAGGTCTAGTTAGCAAGATTCCTGCTCTAAAACCTAAATTAGCTATGATTCAGGACAATACAGAGGAAGAATCAGGCGACACCCCTGAAAAGGACTCTACAATGGACGAGAATAGACTTACGCATTAGTGGGTTATAATCGTACCAGACACCTCGTTTAAATTGGATTATGGCGATTCTAGGGCTACTTTTTTTACAAGTTTTGGCTATATATGATACCAAAACCTAAAATTGCCAATCCAACACCATTCACAAAGACTAAAGCACTATCTTTGGTCTTCACACCTACAACCAACCAACCTAGCACACCGATAAACTGCACATAAAGATTTATTGGATAGTAATTAAATGATGTTAAGACTAACCCACACGAGAGGATGAGTGAGCTAGTCCATTTTAATTTGTTCATTTACTGTATTGTAATATTTCTTCTATAAGTTTTGGTGGAATTGCACCTCTAAGGGTAGCATTTTTTATACCTTGTGTTCCTGTTTTTGAACCTCTTGGTGCAGGTTCATGACAAGGCATACCATTTTTACATTTCTTTGCTACCAATTGCCACTCATTATTATTACTCCATATATCTGTAGGTTTCATATTCTTAAAACCATACTGACAATAAGTTACTGTTGTATGTGGATAAGGTATTAGGTCTAACTTTCTTAACATGGCTCTTGGGTTCTCTATATAAAAGTATTTTGGTTTTAGTTCTTGTATAATTTTTACTGTTTTCTTTACCATGTCCATAGCTTTGACTGTATTCTCGTTTTTAGGAACTCTATTTGGAAACCAATGAGCAGAAAAACTAGCTACACTAAATTTTTGACAAGGTGGACTCGCCCAAATAATATCAGGTTTATAGCCATCTAACATAGATACATCGAAGTCCATAATATCTATTGTAAAGTCAGCATCAAACTGGTCCTCATTATCTAATGTTTTTGTTTCATATCCCCATTGATGAGCAACCTTGCTAAAACTTTTAGTTCCACAGAATAATTCTAAAGTTTTCATTCATCACCAATCTTAGCTAATGCATTAATCTCAATGTTCTTTACAAACTCTAATGTTTCCATGTAGGGTTTTTTAAATTCCATATAATCTTTTTTATCCATACCTAGAAACTCTGGTCGATTATCATCATCATAAATGAATTGCCCTGTACCCTCACAATGATAGCACTTGTCTATACTGTTCTTAGATTTGACTACTCCTCTACCTTGACAGAAAGGACAGACAGTTAAGATGACTTCTCTGAGTGATAAGTTAATAAAGTTTCTGATTAGAAATTTATCCCCTCTTATTTCTTTTGGGTTTATGTGTTTAAGGAATATATCGCAGACATCCTCATAGATATCATCGAATACCAATGATCTAGCATAGTTGTTGTCTGTGTATTTCGCCATGAGAAAATCGTATTCTCTGTTGTCCAATCCCCTAGTCCCCAAAAAGTGAGCAATATCTTCAGATGTTATTGCATCGTGATTACTACTAGAGAGTTCATAGCTCATTGACTTTGCAGTTAGAAGTGATAGTAGATCAGCTTTCACTTTTCTTACCTATCTTTTTCCTCTCTTGTTCTACCCTTGTGCCTATTGATTTCAAATAGTCATCGCCATGTAGTTTGTATTGCTCTATCATATAGTATTGTAGATTAGGATTCAAACCCCAAGGGAAGTGAGTTTCGCCAATTCCATTAGACTTTGGCTCTGCATCCTCTATTTTATACAGTATTTTAACGTCTTCATCAGACCATCTCTTAGTTCCATCTAGGTTTTTACATTCTAAATCAAATGTTTTAGCATCAAATCGTGTTAAAAATCTACCCATTATATTCTCCAAATTCTGTATTCTTTAGATGATATTGTTCTAAAGCTAACAGGAATATTATTTTTCCATGCGTATTTCCTAACAGAATCCACAATGTTGTAATCGTTTACTGTGAATGATTCTCCCTCTTTCATGCTAAGAAAAGCATCAACATACTCTTTATATTTCCAAGGTCTTCCTCCTTTTTCTCCTATAGGAACACCTTTCTCAATTTTTATCATTAATAATTAACCTCTCACTTTCAATTAATGTTCTCATTGTTTTGACATATGCTTCAGTCCACATGTCTCTACGTTCTTGTTTGCTTAAATTCTTGCCATTATCCATTTGATAATGACACCTGTGGCAAAGAGCAACAACAAGGGAATCAGGTGCTTTTAAACCCATTCCTTTACCATGGCGAGATTGGTTTGAGTGACAGGCACATACAGTTCCATCACTCGCACCACAATGCTGACAGTCTAGTTGTCGCATTAGTTCTAATAGTTTTTTGTTTCGATACACTAGAGTACCAATGACCAAAAGATACTAATAGCCGATACAAATATAACTGCCTTAACTACATCAGGTAGTTCATTACAAATCTCTATGATCTTGTCTATCATCTTTCTTTCCCTCCATCATTTCATGCATTCTTTCCATTTCACCACCTATATTTTCTTGTGCATTATCTATGAACTGATCACACACTTTCCCAACAGTTTGCAATCCTGATTTCATTCCCCTTTCATATTCACTAAGTGGTTTTTCTTTTGATTGTTCATCTAAGTGTTTTATTGTTGCATCAATAACAGACTTTAAATCCTTTATAGCACTTTGTCTGCCTATCATTCTATCTATACTCATTTCTTTTTACCTCTCTTTAGTCTATTTATCTCTGATTTTGGTAAGAAATACTCTTTGTATCTCTTGCCATTCTCTGCCTCTACCCAATGGTCTCTTATGTCATAACCTCTCTCTTTGAGTTCAGACAACCTTTTACCACCATACATACTGTATATGGGTTTAGTAGCGAGTTGTCTTACAGTTACTCTTTGTCCACTTGATAGTGCATCAAGTATCATTTTATGTTGGCTTTTTCTCATTATCCTCTCCTATTGTTAATTAACCTAACTCTCCATAGAGTTTCTTTTCTCCCCTGATATTTGCAGATTTAGTACGAAAAAGATTACAAGACTCAGTAATACTACTTAGTTCGTATCTAAGAGTTATATACTTCTTCTTTTGCTCTGCTATCAAGTCTGTAAAAGCTATTACTTCCTTATCAACCTCTGCCATTGCCTCTCTTTCTTTGATAGTCATGCCAGATCCTCTAGTTTCAAGGAACTTTTCTGCTTTAATCTGTTTTTGTTTAGCTACAAGTAGCTCGTATCTACTTTCTGCTTTACCTAATTCAGCACCAACAGTCCTAAGTTTCTCGACTGCTCGTTCTAATTCTTCATCATGTAGTCTAATCATTTCTTCTCCAATAGTGTTTTCTTAGCTGTAGGTGGTAGATTTTGTATTTTTTCTACTGATTTCCTGTTCATATACAAGTCAATGAATGTTCTTTTCTTGTATTCTAGTTCCTTAGAGGTTAAGCGATTCAAAGATAAACCACCCATTTTGAGATATATTTCATTAGCGATCTCATCTTTTACTTCTTTTCTATCGAAGAACATCTGCCAAGTTTCTTCTAATTGTGAGTTATCCTGTGATAAATACTTCATGATATCTGATATCTCTGGTCTCCATCTGCCACGTTCAACACTTTTAGTGTGTTCATGTAGACATCTAACTAGACTTTCTATGTCATATTCTTTGAAAGCCAAGTACCAAAACCTTTTCTGATCGTTGTTTAATTTAGGTTGGTTTGGATATAAATTATCCATCATTTGATAAAATCTTGTTAAATCATCATTTTCCATTGTACTTTCCTCTCGATATATGATATTAATTTAATTTTTTCTTTACAAGTATTTAATTACTTGTTTCTTTGTTTTGTTTTTGTTTGTTTTTATTACAAACCTAAATAAAACCACTTACTGATAATAACACTATCATATATCTTTACAATAGTACAAATATTTCATATAATATCTCTATATAGTAAATGGAGAATAAATAATGAAAGAACTTACATATAAAGAGGTATACGATACTCTTTCTGTAATTGATCTAACAGGTAAAACTGAAGTAAAGAATGGTTTTACTTACCTAGCCAATGCTCATGGTATCGCTATCATGAATGAGCATTACCCACAACATCATGTTACATGGGGTATGCCAAAAACCTTTGAAGATGGTACAGTAGAAATCTATTGCAAGGTTACTATTGATAATCTTTATAAAGAGATTTGGTATCCTGTGACTAACTATGCCAATAAACCAATACCTAATCCAAACTGTTTCGATATGAATAGTGCGAAAATGAGAGCATTGATGAAATGTTTTGCTCTTGGTTTTGGTTTGGGTATCCAGATATTTAAGAATGGAGAGACTAGACCAGAGGGTGTTGAGCCAGAAATCAAAGATAAAGCTATTAAAAAGATAGCTAATTCAAAAGATAAGGCAAAAGCAGTAGAAAAAGCAATCAAAAATGGAGAGGTAAATGACAGCACAGATGAAATCGAACTCGGACTTGCAATTGAAAAGATACAATCTGCGTAGCTCATCAGCTATGAACTATTGTTTTGGTTTGTATACTAAGCGATCTAAAATGCTTGAAAATGATTTAAATGGTGTTGTCGAGCCCATAGATTCATTTCTACAAAAGTATGTGGATTTTGGTAACAAACATGAAAAATCTGGTGTAGCCAAGTGGATTCTCATGAACAAGAAAATGCCACAAGATATACTAGATAACCAAAAGAACTATGTAATTGAAAATTTCCTAAACCTAAAGGGAGATACAGTCGTTGATTTAAGCTGTACTCCAGACGGAATCTCAGGAGATACATTGTTGGAAATAAAATGTGGAAAACTAGGGGAAAGACCATATACCTCTAAAGAAATCACAAGATATTATCCACAAATCTACCTACAACAGTATATTTTAAACAGTTTAGGGGTGGAAATTAACAAGACACACTTAGTCTCTTGGTCTTTAAATGGCACTAGAGTATGGGAATTTAAGCGAAATGTAGAGTTTGAAATCTTTATGCTCAGTCTCTTAGAAGAATATTCTATGGCACTTCTAGGTCAGGGAGAACTCAGAGATAAGCCAGATAGGTACACAGGCGACTATGATATTAAATTAATCTATGGAGATGAATAATGGTAGAAAAAAAAGATAAGAAGTTTAGTGAGGGTTTGTATTTTAATGAATCAGACAAAGATTTTATTGAAATGAGAATCGGAATTAACAAGAAACAGTTAGCAGTATGGCTAAAAAAAGAGTTAGGCAATCCTAATGAATGGATAAATATAGATGTTAAAAGATCAAGCAGTAATCCAAGCAAACTCTATGGAGAAGTAAATACATTCAATCCAAAAGACAAGCTAGGTAGCCAAGATAGAAAAAATATTGATGATATTGAGGCAATATTTAACGACAAAACAGATGTACCATTCTAGGAGAGAAATATGGAAAAAAAACAATCATGGGCACAGAAAAATCCAGAAAGGATAAAAGAACACAAGAAACGATATTATCAAAAAAATTTGGAAGAAAGCAAACTTAGATCAAAACGACAAAATTTGAGGGGTAAAATTAGTTACGCAATCCTGACAAATGAGCAAAGGAAAAAAGTTGATTCTGAGGTAGAAAAGCTATTGACATAATCATATATATCATGTTTATAATGGTTACAGTTTAGTTAGAGGGTAACTAAACGAGATGTTATAAAGGTAGATAGGTAATAGCATACAAACTAATTGGGCGATCAGTATGCAGAATACACCCAAACCTATCTGCCAGAGAGGATAAGTAAATGAGCAAAGAATATACATTTGAGACACTAGAAGATTTAGAAAAAATGGGCTTTTCTGAGCAACAGGTTATAGAAATAATAAATGTTTTTTATAAGAATAGAAAAGAGTTTGCAAAAATGCTTAATTTATTCAACGAAGAACATGGCATTAAAGAATCAATGAAAATAGTTTCAGAAGACAAGATAACAGTAAATTGAGAGAGGATAAGTAAATGAAAGTAAAAGACTTAATTAAAGAACTTAAACAGTATAACTTAGAATCCCCTGTTTTATTTAATGATGCTATTAAGAATGAACTACATGAGTTAGTAGTCATGGGATATAACCCTGATGAATTGGATTATCAAAATAATAAGACAGAAAATACTATAGTCGAGATAGAAATAGATGAGAGAGATAGGAAATGAGTAGAGAAAATACGAAAAATGTATTGGAAGACATCTATGACACTATTATGAAAAATAATCATAAAGTAAGAGATTTTACGAAATATGATAATTCATATATAGATTTAGATAAAAAAGAAATACATATTGGAAAAAAATATATTATTTCAATAAGTGAGACAAAACCAGAAAAACCAAAAAAACCAAAAACAACACAAGAACACTTTGATGAATGTTTAAGACATTGGAGTAGACATGGGTAAAGGCAGTAAACAACGACCAACCAACATTAAAAACTTTAGTGAGGGTTACGATAGAATATTTAACAAGAGAGAGGAAAAGATGAGTAAACAATACATATACGAGGCAAGTGAACAAACTGTTGATGTTAGATCGTGGACTATTAAAAGCGACAGACAATTAACAGAAGATGAAGTAACAGATATCTATCAAGATTCGCAGATAGATGATGTGGGAAAAGAACAAGAATATTCAACAGGTATAACAGTAACTTTTGAGGGTACTGAATATGGCGATGATGCAATACCAGATGTTCAGGGCGATTTTAAGGAAGAATAAATGGGATACAAGAACGAGTTTTTAGAGCAACACCAAGATAAAATAAACGAGGAATGGGTTTGTTATTGTAACGAGATCAATTCAACCAGACATAAATATGGCTTAGATTCTAAGGTGTTTACACCAAGCGATAAAGAAAGATTCGCCATAGCATATATAGAAAGCCATATAATTTAGTTTCCTCATGAATGGACATGGAAGTCCATTTAATCCTAGTCGTTCATTCAATCAGTCAGTCATTCAATCCAAGAAGTAATCCAAGATGTCATTCAATCTATCTAGCATAATTCAATCTAAAAATCATTAGAATTAAATAATAATCAATTAATTCAGTAGATAAAAATAAATGATATATGTGTTTTATTTTGTGGTTAACTTATGATAATGTTAAGGCATGAATAAAAACAATATCTTTTCAGGTGGTGAAGAAAAACCTGACAACATAGACAATGTAATATATAAAATGCTAACAGAAAATACAGGGATACATATGTTAGATAGTGGTGGTAAAGATGGAAGAGCATGGCAACGTAACCAGAAAAGAACACTAAAAGACTTTCAGAATGATAAATATATATCTTATGAAGATGATTATCCTGAAAAATCTTTATTTCATCATTTAACTGAATCATGCAAATACTTACCAGATGAAAATAAAAAGCTTACAGATTGGATAAATGAAGATAAATATCATTATATGGACAATCCAGAGGGTAGGGAAAATTCTTGGAATGATGTAGAACAATTTATGAATAAATTTATATATCCAGATAGTAAAATTAATTGTCATTATACATATAATGAAGAAACTGCATTATCTCAGGATATTCAATTTTTATATGCTGACGACATTTATGATAATGATATTATTGCATTATCAATTCATAATGGTGCTGACGCTAGAGGTGGATTGACTGACTATAAATTTTTTAAGGTTGATTGGGATATGTTTCTTAATTATTCACTTGATTACTATAAAGACGCAAGGTAAATCAGCATGACTATATTTGACATATTAAAAGCGTTTACAGGTGCAATTATTGGAATATGTATTTTATATTGCATGATGATTGTACTTGTACAAATAGATATATTATTAAACTTTTAAGAGGGTTAAACAATGAAACAAAGCAAAGCAACACAATTATTAAAAGAGTTAAAGTCCAGAAAAATGTCTTATAAAGAAATGCAAAACTTCCTTTATAATGTCGGCAAAGATCTTAAAGACAAAGCACCTCAAGGTTATTGGAGTACAAATTTAAGCAATTTAAATCATTCAAAAGGAGTAATCGCAAAAGGAAAAGATAATCTTTACACTATAACCAAACAAGGAATAAAGAATATCGAAACTCCATTTGCTACTGATTGGAAACAAGAACATGAAAACTTACTAAGTAGGCATAAATATTTATATCAAAAATATATTGATACAGTTAGGAAGTTAGAAAAGATACAAAAAGTCATTGATGATGAGTATTAATATAAGATATTCAAGGCATAAAAAAAGCCACCGATTAAGGTGGCTTTTCTATTGATTGTTTTAAGCGTATTTGTGGGTATAACCATTACGAAGTTCATCTAATGTAACTTCTGTTAATCTAATAACTGTATAAGTAACATTTTTTCTCTTTTCAGAATCGCCCAAATGCATTGCATAAGAATTAGCTGAATCTAAAGAGTTAAAACATTCATCATTTACAACAGTAAATGAATCCTTTTGTGTATCGTATTTTGATCTTTTTATTATTAAGTACATATATCCTCTCAATGTTTATTAATTGATATCAATATATATGATTATTTTAATATTGTCTATGTTTTGTTTACCAAATAAAAATATACGCCTATTTTTAGCAGATATGAGACAGTCAGAAATCGCCAAAAGACAAGCAAGGGCTTAATCTTCTATATAGTAGTATAGATAAAGGGTTTTATTATTGGTTATTTGTTTTATAGGTGGTTTTTAGATATTACTCTTATTTAAAAATAAACGTTCCTATTCGCACACTATACGCTCAAAATAAATCATAAATAATTATCTGGTATCTATCTATCAAAAAATATTTATCTATCCATAAAAGGCATTGTAGAGCGTTTTATAAGTGTGTTATGTGTGTGCGATAATCAGAGAACAGGCACACCCCCACGCGTTGGCACTAATTATTGTGTAGTCCCCTGCATATTCTCTTGGGGAAATATAAGTGTATATACGATATGTTGTATATAGATCACAGATGTAATACAATGACTAAAAACAATAGGAGACAATACTATGCAAGACAAGACAAGAGACTTATCAATATCAAAAGTCTATAGAATGAAAGACTTATACAATGTTACTAGTGCAAAACCATCAACGATCTATACCTGGATTAGGCAGGGTAAATTCCCTAAACCTAAGAAGATGAATCGTATTTCGGTGTGGAGTAAAGATGTTATTGACAACTGGATGGAAGAAAAACTACAATCGTAGTGTTTCGTCATAGTGGTTGGGGTAAAGCTACTTGCCCCAACTAAAACACAAGATGTGCTAATTCAATCTAACAAAAACACAAGATGTAGTTGTATTTAGAAAAAAAATCATTACAATAGGTGGTGGATAACTATGTCTACAGATACACAAAGAATAGATGAGATCATATCCACTCTTAAGACTCGCCAACAGACCAATAGACTCAACTACTACGAACCTTATCAGTTTCAACAAAGATTCCATGATAGTGGTCGTGAAGCTAATCAAAGGTTGTTGATGGCTGCAAACAGGGTGGGAAAGTCCTATGTAGGGGCTATGGAGATGGCTATCCATCTTACAGGTGAGTACCCTAGTTGGTGGAAAGGAAAAAGGTTTAAAGAGCCAATAAGAGCATGGGTATGTGGTGCTAGTAATGAAACCACACGTGATATCTGTCAAAGAGAATTATTTGGGCAACCAGACAACCCGAGAGATAAAGGGAAAGGATCAATTCCTAAACATCTCATTGGAGAAACTACAAGGAAACCTGGAGTGCCAAACGCACATTCATCCGTCCTTGTTAAACATACATCAGGTGGGTGGTCTCGTGTTGCCTTTAAAGCATATGAAATGGGTGCTGAAAAATTTATGGGGGAGAGTATCGATCTAGTATGGCTAGATGAAGAACCACCACAAGACATCTATTCACAATGTATTACTCGTACCCTAGACAAGCAAGGACAAGTCTATATGACATTTACCCCAGAATCAGGAATGACTGAGGTAGTACAGAATTTTACGTCAGAATTGAAGTCAAAACAGGCATTGATTACTGCAGGATGGGAAGATGCAGACCATCTAACTGACGATATGAAAGAGCAGATTTTACAAGCATTACCACCTCATGAGAGAGATATGAGGTCTAAAGGGATACCAATGATAGGTAGTGGTTTGGTATTTCCGATATTAGAGGACAATCTGACCTGCGAACCATTTACTATACCCTCTCATTACCCTCGTATCGCAGGTCTCGACTTTGGCTATGACCATCCAACAGCAGTTGTTTGGGTAGCATGGGATAGAGATGAAGATATCGTGTATATCTATGACACCTACAAGATGTCAAAACAAACACCTGATTATCACGCATCTCATATCAACAACAGAGAAGGTAGTCATTACATACCGATAGCTTTCCCTCATGATGGATATCAACACGATAAAGGAAGTGGTATTACCCTAGCTGAACAATATCGTACAGCTAATGTCAATATGTTGCCATTTCACTTTGAAAACCCACCAGCTTTGGGAGAAAAGAAAGGGGGTAACTCAGTAGAAGCAGGGATCATGGATATGTTATCTCGTATGGAACAGGGAAAATTTAAGGTCTTTAACACCTGTTATGACTGGTTTGAGGAATATAGGTTATATCATCGTAAAGATGGTAAGATAGTTAAGATTAAGGATGACATCATGTCTGCTACACGTTATGCAGTTATGAGTCTAAGACACAGTACAACAGAGACATCTAAGTGGAATAGTAAAGGCAGACTAGGACCAGATGTCGCAATAGTTTAGGAGATAATAATGCCAAACAATGAAGTATTAAAATACTTTAAAATTACAGAAAAAGAATACGAAAGAATGACACCTGACCAAAAAAGGCAGAAAATACAGCAATATGGTGTTGAAAGGAACAAAGCTAAAAGAGAAAAAGCACAAAAAATAATTAATGAAGCAAGAGAAGATGCAAGATTTCGTTTTAACAACCCTAATAAAGTAAAACAAAAAGAAGCACTCGAAAAAGCAGGATATTTAAAGAAAAAATAATGGCTAACTTAATAGCTTCTCCTACTCAAATGGCTTACAAGTTACAAGAACTAGAAGAAAAGCTAGACAAACTACAAAAAGAATTAGACACACTAAAGGCAAAGAATGGCAAAAAAACCAAGAAAACTAACTGAAGACGAATTAGTATCACAGCTAAATTCCGAAATACAAGGAGCTACTGGCTACGCAAATACTGAACTCTCCAACCAAAGAGAGGAGTCAATGAAGTATTATCTTGGTGAGAAGTTTGGAAATGAGATTGATGGTCGTTCTGAAATCGTTACAACTGATGTCAGAGATACAGTTGAATACATTATGCCATCTTTGATGCGTATTTTTACCACACATAACAACACAGCAGAATTCGAGCCACAAGGTCCAGAAGACGTTGAAATGGCACAACAAGCTACTGACTACTGCAACTATGTATTTAACAAGCAAAATAATGGGTTTAAGATCCTCTATGATGCCTTTAAGGATGCACTTATCAGCAAGACTGGAGTAATTAAACATTTCTGGGAAGAAAAAGAGGAAGTTCATACTGAAACGTATACCAACCTAACCGAGATCGAGTACCAATCAATCCTAGCAAATGATGACTATGAAGTTATAGAACATACAGAAACAGTTGTACAAAAAGCAGTTACAGATGATTTCGGCAATTTAGTTAGTCCTAAAGTGGTTGAACACGATGTTAAAGCCAAATGTTATAAAGGGTATGGACAAGTCAGAGTTATGGCAGTTCCACCAGAAGAATTTTTAGTTTCACGTAGAGCATCATCATTAGAAGATGCAGACTTTGTCTGTCATAGGGTTAAAAAATCAGTAAGTGATTTAATCGCTGAAGGTTATGATCCTGCGATTGTCAATGATATACCTAGCTATGCTAATTCAGAAGCAGAACTTAATGAGGAAAGATTAGCACGATTTAGCTACGATGATGACTCAGTACCACCATCTGAGGGTGAAGGACCAAACAAAAAGGTTTGGATTGATGAATGTTATATGCGTATTGATTACGATAACGATGGTATAGCAGAACTCAGAAAGATTACAAAAGGTGGACAATACATCTTAGATAACGAAGAGATTGATATGATTCCTTTCTCTGCTATTTGTCCATTACCTATTCCACATAAATTCTATGGCATGTCTATTGCAGATACTGTCAAAGATATCCAACTAATTAAATCTACAATCATGCGTAACCTGTTAGATAACATGTATCTAACTAACAATGCACGTTATGCAGTATTAGCAGGACAAGTAGAGTTAGATGATTTATTAACATCAAGACCAGGTGGTATTGTTAGAATGAGAGCACCAGGTGCTGTTACAGCTTTACCTACACCACAAATCCAACCTTATGCGTTCCAAATGGTTCAATACCTAGATGGTATTAGAGAAGAAAGAAGTGGTGTATCTAAAATGACCCAAGGTCTCAATC